TCGACCAGAGCCCGTCCAGGCGCATGTTTTTCTGAACGCGGAGACTTTCGGTAACGTTCACGCCACCCTGCGGGTCTACGAAGAACCCTCTGGTCTCCGAGTCTGATGTACCGAATGGCTTCATGCCTATATGCAGTGCACCCTGCGGGGACATGCGGATGATGCCGATAGGTGCCCGCTGAGCGGCATCCAGAGGGCGCATCTCAATGATTGATTCTCCCCCCGAGACAGGTCCCTGCGTGGTGCGGATGGTGATGCCGGCGCGATCATCGGCGGCGGTGGAGAAGACACCTCGGATATAGTTGTCGGTTCCGCTGGCATCAATCTTCACGGTCTGTTCACCGGCGGCGTTGAACGCGCTGATGCCAGTGTTGTTGAGCTTCATGCCGCGGCGGGAATCTCGGTCAGTCTGCAACAGGGAGCTTGTCATCATCTCAGCTGCGATGTCTTCGACTCGAATGCGTTGAGCAATCACCTCGGGGGTGACAATATTCTCGATGACCGTTGCCCGTTGGAGAATCGCGTCCTCCGTGACTACCAGCTTCTTCGTCTCAGCAGACATCGCCCGCACGACTGAGGCGGCAAGCTCCTCCGTCACGTTGAGCTGTTTCACGTCCAGGGTGCCGGGGACAATGAGGTTCCTGCCGTCGAAGGGCGGGGACGGCATCTTCTTGATGCCGGCAACCGCCTTCGCAGCAACCGTGTCGTCATCCATCCCAGAGCCAGCTTCAACGGCGGCGATACGCCGCTCCGCCTCAACAAGATTCCGCTCTGCTGCCACCAGCGTCTCGTTAGCCTTCGCCACGACCTTGGTTGCCTCCGAGAGGCGCGCGTCGAAGCTGGCAATGGTGTCGCCGTCCCAGCGGCGAGCAGTGCCGCCTGTGTCCATGTACAGGGTGGCTTCGTGCTGGCTGGCGACCTTGACGCCATGAGGTGTTGAGGCTGGCACACGGAGGCGGCGCATCTGTTCACGGAGCGTATCGGCGGTGCGGGTAGGTCGCTGGTCAATGTACATCACCATGCGTTGCCTCCTTCTCTTAGTTGTTCTCCCACTGTGCCTGTTGGAAATCCAGTGTGACCTGTGGGCTGAGGTCGCCGTTCATCTTGATGATTCGCATGGGCCGCGTCCCGTCGGGGATGGTCTTCCAGCCAGTGAGAGTCACGTTCGCTGTGTCCCCGACGAAGAAGGAGCCCAGCGGGGTCTTTTGTGAGTTCGCGGCGAACGTCAAAGTTACCTGGTCAATCATCGCCTGGCGGGATAGGAGCTCGCCGTGTGCCTTCTGCCGCAGAACATCCGGGCTTGCCTGGTCGGCGTCGCTCATCACGTCTTCGACAAAGGGTTGGTCGCGGCGCCAGACGTTCGAGAGAATCTCGGCATGGGCGCGGGCCGTGCCCTCGCCCTCGCCGGCACCAGTGCACCAGATGCGGTGAACTAGGTTCTTGCCTGATGAGGTCACCGAAACATCCGGAACCTCCCCCAAGTCGGCGGTCGTGTCAAAGTCAGGAACCCAGTCCTGAGCAATGAACGGGTATGCTTCCGTGCCATGCACGAGGGCCCACTCGATTCGTGTCTGAGCATCGTCTGCCCAGCGCGGGCGAATCATGATGTCAGGCCCGTTGATAACCCCCGAAAGTTCCGTCCAGCGTTTACCGATAAGGTTATTCGCCAGGTTCCAGCCCTCATACGTTCGCTCACGCTCTCCCACCGTATCGCCCACCGTGCCATGCACCAGAGGTAGCGCACCGCCGGGGCGGTCCATCGCATGCGCGGCGAGCGCCCACGCAATCTCGCCGAGTGTGGTGCCTCGGTATTCCAGGGTTTGCCAGATGGTGCGTTTCTCGAAGATTGCTCGGAGGCCTTCGGCTTTGATTTCGAGGCTGGTGGTTGTTTCTTTTCCCCAGTCGGTGATTGGGCCGGCAACGATGGGGCGGGTAATTCCGTCCGCGCCGGTATAGGTGAGGAGGACTCCGCCTGAGAGGGGTTCCCACCATGTGGGGGTGATGGTGTTGAGGTGTTTCTTGTCGACGGTGAGGGATATTTCCTCTGTTTTGTTGAGCTCGATACTCCAGGAGGCGTTGTGCACGGTGATGGGCGGGCCCACTTGTCCGGTGGTGGTGTGGATCCAGTGGAGCCCGTACCCGGTCATTGTTCCTCCTGCTGTTGGTGGTTATTCTTTGGCGACGCCGATGTCGGTGACGGTGATGACGTCGCCGGGGAATGGGAATCCGCCGTTTTCGCCGCGCACGACCCAGTACTGGTGCCCGTAGGTGGTGTGGCGGACGACGTAGTGGATGCGGTGCTGGCCCTTCTGTAGGGTCTGGATTGTGGAGAAGTCTTTGGATTCCCAGATGTTGTTGAAGGCGCGTTCACGGCGGAGCACCAGTCGGTCATCGATGTAGATGTCGTAGAATACCGAGCCGTTGGCTACGACTGGGGTGACGTTTGTTTCGCTTGTTGCGGTGGTGACCGTTGAGGTGAGGCGGATGTCGACAGTACGGTCAGTCGGCACGAAGAAGGTTCCAGCACCGCGGCGGAACTCTCCAAGATTGTGCGGGGTGTCCCGAGTCATCTCGTGGTGGAAGAGCACACCGAGGGAACCACCGACCGGGCGAGAAAAGACGATATTGCCTGCCTCCTGGGTGGCGGTGGTCGCCTTGACGTTCGCACGGACCTCACGCTTGGACAGCATCACTGCGTTAGCCGGCACGGTCGCACCGATTGCCACCTTGGATGCCACGGAGCCGTTGACAGGCTCTGTCAACTGCTGGCAGTAAACGTACTCAGTGCGTGAACCGTTAGTCGGCGCCGGCTGAGTCGTAATCTGCTGCGCAGGCACCGGCACGAGCACCGCGCGGCCAGGTGCGAGGTGGATACACACTGCGCCTGCGCCAACTGAGTAGGACATTGCGGCGGTGCCCTTGACCTCGCAACCGCTGATAATTCCAGGCTCGGGATACTGCGCGGCAATGACTGCCTGCAAGTCATCAGGCGTCGTGCCGTTCCCGTTGCGGTCAGGTGCCATGCCAAAACCGGTAGTCATGGGTGCTCTCCTAAAGGTAGGTGTCTCGAACAATCACGTCGCACCAACCAGTGGCAGGAGCGAGCGCTTCGATGGTGGGTGCGAACCCCGATTTTGCGGGGATTGAGTGCCAGTCTCGACGGGTGAGGTCTGCGGTGTGGTCGGCGCCGTTGATGGTAACGGTGCCACGGGCGCAGTCAATGGTGACCGGTGATGGTGTGATGACCGGGTACGGGTACTCTAGGACCCTGTCGCCGCTGGTGATTCGGAACCCAGACGACCACTCACCCCGAATGATGTAGGTGGGGTGCGCGGTCACGTTCCCTTCATGGGCGATGGCTGCGGATTGAGGAGCCTGGGAACCGAATGAGATAACCCCGCTAGGTGCCGGCGCGAAGAGGTCGAACCGCAATCCGACGTTCGCTCCGGCGGGGAACATCTGGGTCGTAACGGCCGGCCCGTAGAGCCATGGCTCCGGGGCGAGAAGAGGGAGCTCGAAGTTGAACGCGGTGTCGCCCAGGTATTCGATTTTTGGGTCTCCGTCGATTCGAACCTCACAGGTGAGGATGCCGTTGTCGGATTCCACGGAGAGTGCCCCCAGCTCACCGTCCCAGAGCAGGGATGAGGTGAACCGGGAGGCGAGTTCGCGAATGGGCAGAGCCTTTGCGATGATGGTGCCCTTGAGAGTGAGGGTGCGGCCGGTACGGCGTGCCGGGTAGGAGAGCATGCCGTGCCCAATCTTGCGTTGAACATCGGCAGCTTCTACACCGGTGCCGCCGTCCCAGCCCTGCAGGTCAGTCACCCAGACCTCCAGCCCGTCATCGCTGGCTCCGTCCTCAAAGGTTGTGAGGATGAGGGAGCCGTGAGCTCCGGTGAGCGTGACGCGGTGACGGTGCTGGCCAATCATCAGATCAGGACCCCTTCAAGGTTGAGGTGGTGGTTAATTGCTTCGCCGACGCGGCGGCCGAATCGGTCAGGTGACATCTCGTCAGCCGCGTTGACGTGGACGTGGAGCCCACCGGATGCGGCTGCAACCGGTGTCGACCCTGCGGATGCAGAGAGTGCACGGTTGAGCGAGGATGACCGCACGCCAAGCGAGACAGAGCCGCTGAGCGCGCCAGGAGTGAGTGCCGCGCTGAGCGTACCCATTCCTGCCTCTGCTGCTTCGACCGCGGCTTCGGTCATATCCTTGACCGCATCGACTGCCACATCTGCGCCCTGGGTGATGCCCTCTGCGATACCCGCGGGAATCCAGATACCCACCTGGTCGCGCATGACGCGAGACGGCGAGTGAATACCCAGGGCAGACTTCACGAAGTCGGGCAGAGCGTTGACGACGCTCTTTGCGGCGTCAAGAACCGCGCCGGCGGCGTTACGGATGCCGTTAGCGATACCGCCGACAATATCTCGGCCGATAGAGAGCATCTTCTCAGGGATGCCCCGCACCACGCCAACGATGTCGGTGCCCATCGAGCGGAAGAACCCGACCACAGTGTTGATACCAGCCGACACGCCGTTCTTGATGCCCTCCCAAATGGTCGAGACAATCCGTCCGATACCATTCCAAGCGGCATCCCAGATGCTACGAATCAGATTCACAGCGTTCGTGATGATGGAGCTGACGATATTGATTGCGCCGATAACGACGCCCTTGATAACTTCCCAGACACCGGTGAGAATCTGCTTGATGCCTTCCCACGCGGCGCTCCAGTCACCCTTGATAATTGCGGTCACGGTCTTGATGATGCCGACGACGATATTGAGGGCGCCCTGGATAATCGGGACGATTGCCTGCACCACAGTCGTGACCACGTTCAAGACCGCCTGAATTGCAGGCACCAGAATGTCAATCAGTGTCGTGATGAGAGGGACGATTGCCTGCACCACGGAGGCGAAGACAGGAATCAGCGAGGTCACAAGGACTGCAACCACGCCAGCGACGACTCCGATGATTGTCGCGAGCACCGGAAGAAGCGCCTGGATGGCAGGCATCAACGCAGCGAGCACCTGAGTGCCCAAATCCACGACTACCGCCACAATCTGTCCGAACACCGGTACCAGCTGTAGCAGCATCTCCCCCAACTGGCGGAAAATGTCCATAATCTGCGGGAGCATCGCCATTACCGCAGCACCTAGCTGAGCGAGTGCAGGAACAAGTTGAGTCATGAGTTGCTGGCCGATAGGCAACAACGCCTGAACAATCTGCGTACCGAACTGGATAACCATCGGGATTAGCGGGGCCAGATGTTGCCCAATCTGTCCGAGTGATTCCATCAGCGCCGCACCCATCTGCCCAAGAATCGGTAGCAGAGCCTGGATGGCGCTACCAATTAGAGGAATGAGGTTCTCAATTACCGGCTGGACAGATTGGACGACCTGCCCAAAGACCTGGCCGGCCATCTCCGCAAATCGCTGCAGTGCAGGCATTATGATTTGGAGTGCCGGCTGAAGCGACTGAATGAGCTTCTCGCCCAGCTGGCCGATAAGGGGCAGAATCGTGTTCAGCGCGGGCTGGATTGCCTGCATAAGTTGCTGCCACATCTGGCGGCCAGTCTCAGTCTGGGTAAAGAACGTGACGAGTGCCGCGCCGGCGAGAGCCAGCGCTCCAACCACTGCCATGAGCGGGTTTGCCTTAAGTACCCCCAGGAAGGACCCGAGAGCACCTGAAGTCGCCGACAGCACCGCCTTATATGCGACGGTGGCAGCAGAAGCTACCTTGAGTGCGGCTGCCTTGGCTTGGAATGCTCCCGCGCCAATCTGTGCTTCGCGTGACAGGTTCGCTACTTCAGCTGCGGTGCCGGCACCAGATGCAACGAGGCGGTAGCCTTCTGCGACGGCATCGAAGGAGCTCTTGAGCTTCCCTACTGCGTCGGCGGCGGTCTGGTACGACTCGAGAGCAAAGCGTCCTGCGTCGATTGCACGGCTTGCGGTGTTGTACGCACCAACAGCGCCGATGACTGCGGTTGCCATTGCTGTCACGGCTTCAGGATTCTGGTTGATGATGTCGGTGAGGCGTCCCAGTGCACCTGCGGCTAGGTCGGCCAGGCCTGTCACTGCGTCAAATGGGTTCGTTAGATTCAGCGCGCTATCACCAAGTCCGCCAACCTCTGGGAGGAGCTTCTGGATTGCGCTTGCAATGGTGAAGATAACCGCTTCAACCCGATATCCGACTGTTGAGAAGGCATCCCAGAGCGGCGGTAGGATAGCGCCGAGCGTCTGGCCGATACTCATCACGAGCCCGCCAATTGACGGGCCAACAATTGATGCCGCATGCGAGACAACACGGACAACGTATTCCATTGCACTACCGAGCTTCTCGCCAATGGTCTTACCCATCGCCTCGACAGGCTTCATCCACTGCTGGAACGAGAGAAAAAACTTCGTGAGCGTCGGGTAGACACCAGAGAGAATATTCGCGCCGAATCGACCCAACGCCGCCTGCGCATTGGCGAACGCACCAGGTAGCGTGTTGCCCATCTCGAACGCGACGTTGCCGGCGGCGGAGGTCATCGCCTTCTCGAATTG